AGAGAAAATGGTGTATTTCCAAAAGGCGAAACTGCTGTATTAACTATGGTAGAAAAAGATTACGGCGAGGAGTTTATTAATCCTGCTAAGTCATTCATTGAGCAAGTATCAGCAAAGTTCGAAGAGTGGCAAATGCGTAATCACCCACAGCAACTAGAAACCGAAGGTGAAATTGGTGAACGTTCACAATTTGAAATATATAGAAATAGTATCGTATTGTATGATCCAGCATCAATGGAAGTTAAAAAAACATATCCAATGACAAAAGCAAAAGCCGCAGAGGTCGATGCTAAACAAAACGGATTAGTTGCAATCAACGGTGCTAACTATATGGAACTTGTTAGAGATAAAAAACGTATGGCAGCACAAGACATTGAAAAACAAGCAGAGCTACCATTACGTAAAGAACCAAAGAAACTAGGCGCATTAGATAGAATTAAATCGTTAGCCGGTTTAAGTTAATCGGCTAACTTTTTGATATCATTGTCAAAAAAACACTTGACAATGATAAATAAATTGTGTAGTATAATAACTGTGCTACACATTAAAGGCACGTAGAACATAGGCAACATATTAGGAGGCACAACTATGGCATCATTAGCAGAAATCCGAGCGAAGCTCAAAGAACAAGAAACACGTTCAACAGGTGTTTCAACAAGCGGCGGCGATAACGCAATTTACCCATTTTGGAATATTAAAGAAGGCGAAAGTTGTACTTTCCGTTTCCTTCCTGACGGAGACGCAGACAATACTTTCTTCTGGAAAGAGCGTTTGATGATCAAACTACCATTCCAAGGTATTAAAGGTGAGACGGACTCACGTCCAGTACAAGTACAAGTTCCGTGTATGGAAATGTATGGTGACGGATGTAACATTCTACAAGAAGTACGCGGTTGGTTTAAAGATCCTACTCTTGAAGATATGGGTCGTAAATACTGGAAGAAACGTTCTTATATCTTCCAAGGCTTTGTAACGGATAATCCGCTAACAGACGACACTACTCCTGAGAATCCAATTAGACGTTTTATTATTGGTCCTCAAATATTTCAAATTATTAAGCAGGCTCTTATGGACCCTGACATGGAAGAACTACCAACAGATTATACTGCTGGTGTAGACTTCCGCCTTAACAAAACATCAAAAGGTGGTTATGCAGACTATGGCACAAGCACATGGGCACGTAGAGAGCGTCCTTTAGGCGATGCTGAAATGGCAGCAGTAAATACACATGGTTTGTTTAACCTTTCAGACTTTCTTCCTAAGAAGCCAACTGAGGTTGAGCTAAAAGTTATGCAAGAAATGTTCGAAGCATCAGTAGACGGTGAAGCATATGATGCAGAGCGTTGGAGTAACTATTTCCGTCCAGCAGGTATGGCAGCAAGAACAGGTGATCCAACAAAAGCAGAATCACCGCAAGCAACTGCTACAAGTCAAAGTGCGCCGGCTCCTGCTCCAGCAGCGAATCCACGCATGGATGACATTCCTTTTAAGTCAAATGAAGAAGCAGCAGAAGAAGCACTAGCACCAGCTGCTAAATCTACAGGCGGAGCACAAGACATTCTTGCAATGATCCGCGCACGTCAAGGTTAATACGACTATATGGCCCCTACGGGGGCCAACTATCTAGCTTAATAAGGAGTAATTATGGCCAAATCATTTGACCCGAGCAAGTTTAGAACTGCTCTTACAAAATCTATTTCAGGCATGAGTGCAGGATTTAACGATCCGACTGATTGGGTTTCAACAGGCAATTACGCACTCAACTATCTTATCTCAGGAGACTTTCACAAAGGTGTTCCAATGGGTAAGGTGACTGTGTTTGCAGGTGAATCAGGCGCAGGTAAATCATATATTTGTGCAGGTAATATTGTAAAACATGCACAAGATCAAGGCATCTTTGTAGTACTAATTGACTCAGAAAACGCACTTGATGAAAGTTGGTTACACGCACTAGACGTAGACACAAGCGAAGAAAGCCTACTTAAACTAAACATGAGTATGATTGATGACGTTGCTAAAACTATTAGTGTGTTTATGAACGACTATAAAGCAATGGCAGAAGAAGACCGTCCTAAGGTACTGTTTGTTATTGATAGTTTGGGTATGTTGCTAACACCTACAGATGTTGATCAGTTTAACAAGGGTGATATGAAAGGTGATATGGGTCGTAAGCCTAAGGCATTGACTGCACTTGTTCGTAACACAGTTAATATGATTGGCTCACACAATGTTGGCTTAGTATGTACTAACCATACATACGCATCACAAGATATGTTCGATCCGGATGATAAGATTTCGGGTGGACAAGGGTTTATCTATGCATCTTCAATTGTAGTTGCAATGAAGAAGTTGAAACTAAAAGAAGATGAAGACGGTAATAAGATTAGTGAAGTACGTGGTATTCGTGCAGCCTGTAAGGTTATGAAAACACGTTACGCAAAACCTTTCGAAGGCGTACAAGTAAAGATTCCATACGAAACAGGTATGAATCCTTATAGCGGACTAGTAGAATTGTTTGAAGCAAAAGGCTTACTTGAAAAACAAGGCAATCGTCTAAAGTATACCGACGTAAATGGTGAAGAACATCTTGATTATCGAAAGCAATGGGTCGGCGCTAAGCTTGATATGATTATGAACCAATACGCAGAAAAACTTGCTCCTGTGCTAAATAACGACACAGCAGACGCAGACCTTATTGACGAAAATGAGGAGGAGTCTGTATAAATGAGGAGCAACTCGAAAATGAATGAAGAACAAATAGCAGATATTTGGTCTTTGTTTAAAGAATATTTAGACAAGAAACAGATCGAACTAGCCGCCGAAAAGTACGTAGATCTTCTTGCTGACTATGGAGTAGATGATATAACACTTAAAGATTGTTTAGGTGTTGAGTCAAGTCTTGATGCAGCAATTCAATACTACTTAGCAGATGAAGACGATGAAGATGACGACCTAAACGAATGGGAAGACTAGATGGGCTGGTATAGTGCAGTTAGCAGGGATATTAACCAGATCCCTGCTGCTATACAATATTTTGAAACAGAACTTGTAGACGCAAAATTAGAAGTAAAACTAAAAGGTAATATAGAACGTGCAGCGTCTGAAATGCCTGGTATAGTTGAACATCGTTTTAATCAGTTACAAGAACTAGAAGCAATTCTAAACTACTTAAATATTGAACTACGTAGACTACGCAGTTCTTTCTTTAAGAAATATCTAGAAAACTATCAACGGGCGCTGTCTAGTCGTGACGTAGAAAAATATGTCGACGGCGAGGCAGACGTTGTTGATTATGAAAAGATTATCAACGAGTTTGCTCTTATGCGTAACAAATGGTTAGGTGTGCTAAAGGCACTTGATCAAAAGCAATGGCAGATTACAAACGTAGTTAAACTACGAGTAGCAGGTATGGAAGATGCCTCACTCTAACTATCTTTACACATCTGGAGATACAAAATACTTTCAAGAACACATAATACCTCTTATTAAAAGTGCAAAGTATCATGCTCCGTTTCTAAATTATCATGTACATGTGTACGATATGCAGAGTGCAGACTTTAGTTGGTGCCTTAAAAATAATGTAAAGATTACTTATAGCGAAACACCGTTAGAATATAAAGGTAAAGAAAAGGATTATTGGAGTAATCATAGATTTATTATTCTTGCTGGCGTATTACCATTAGATGCTAATGTACTATCGTTAGACGCTGATAGTATCTTTGTAAGATCAATTACAAAAACTCAATTTGAAAATGACTTTAGTAACTGCTGGATTACACATCGAAAGAATATGAAAAAAGGTCCCTTAGCAAGTGCAGTAGGATTCAAAGCAAATAAGCATAGTAGACATATGTTAAGACAACTATTATCAGGTAAAAGATTACAATGGTTTGATGATCAACGTGCATTAGACGAATTATTTAAACAAGGCATTTTTGATAAAATGGATTTAAAATATTCTGATTATGATATGATTTTACCTAAATCAATTGTTTGGACAGGCAAAGGCCCAAGAAAAGAATTAATAAAATTTAAAAATAAACAAGATTATTGGAACAATCAGATTAATTAATAAACTATAACATTACTGATAATTATTAGTATGGACATAGTAATTGTTACAGGGGGGTTCGATCCTCTTCACTCAGGTCATATAGCATATTTTGAAGCAGCAGCTCGACACGGAAAAGAACTATGGGTAGGTGTTAATTCAGATGAATGGCTAACCCGTAAAAAAGGTAGACCGTTTATGCCATGGTCTGAACGCAGTAGTATTATAAAAGCATTGTCTTGTGTAGATAATGTATTTGCATTTGATGACAGTGACAATCATGCTGTAAATGCTATACGC